GCCAAGGCCATCGACTCAATACCATCGTCGACTGCGCCTGGTTTTCCCTATTCCTTTCTAGGTTATGGGAGTAAGGGTGAGGCTAGATCTTTAATTCTCAAAAATGTCCGGAAGACCTGGACTAGCCTTCGGAAGGGTGCCGCCTGGCGCGACATCAAAGTCTATCCCGTCCGCATGTCAGGCAGACGAGTTTGCCGCGAAAGGGGCATAAATAAGCCACGTCCCGTCTGGGGTTATCCCGGGGATATCGTGACTATTGAAGCCCAGTTCGGTTTGAACTTCGCTGAGAAGTTCCTCGCTGCTGATTACGTCGGCACAAGTTTGTGTTGGCTTGACGGAGGTAGATGGCGCCAGAAGGTGAGTAAGCCATATGGAGCCGGAGCCGTACTATCAACAGACTTCGACTCTTTTGATGCTCACGTCGCAGAGGTTTGGATCCGCCGAGCCTTTGGGATCATCCGCTCCTGCCTGAATCTGGAGTCAAGGACGGAGGAAGAGGCGTTCAAATTGATCGTCGAGTACTTCATCCATACTCCCTTCACATGGTATGGAGATATTCGCCAGAAACATCACGGCGTACCCTCAGGGACTTATTTTACTGCCGTTGTGGACACAATCGTCAACATGTTCTACACGGAGTATGTCAATCAGTCCCAAGACGTCTTCTCGATAGTGTACCCACAGTCTCGTTGGCTGGGGGATGACGCTCGGGTCTTCGTAAATGAGGGAAGAGCGCGCGACGAGTTCGAGCGTTCTTGGATGCCCTATTACGCTGACGTTGGAGCTGTTGCGAACGTCAGGAAGCTGGATTATTCCGTTCTTCCAGCTGAGGACGATGAAGGTAGGTTCCCCATAGGACAGATGCTGTCCAGAAAGTTCTATGCGGGTTACCCTCATATTACCTTCGATACCCAGAAGGTACTAGCGCAGATATTGATCCCAGAAGATCGGGATATTGGACCCGGTGATACACTAATCAGACTCATCGGGTTGTGCTGGGCCTACGGGTACCATCGCCCTACCTATGACGTTCTCAAGGCTTGCCACGAGCACGTCCTCGCCAAGTTTGGTCATCTTCCACCGACCAAACCCCTCGGAAGGTTTTGGAGAGAACTCCCCTATCTAGTGGGTCTCGACGAGATTCCGGTTGAGTTCCCCACCTACGAGGATATGGCGCGGAGGGTCTTTGGGTATGTATGAGTAAGATCTATACCCCGGTTCGATTGACTGGTCGAATTTAACAAAACCAGTTCGCTTAACGAGCGTTAAACGTTTGCTCGCCCAGGAGCTAAAATCTGGGTCCCTTCTTATTGAGGGCAGAAATAAGAGGTTGGGATGATATTTGACGGAACTGGTATCGCGCGGAAGTCTCTTCTGTGGGAAGTGCGGAATGCAGCCTGTTTTTTGTTGCCTGTGGAAACGAGAGTATGAAGTGCTGGCTGCTCAGATAGACGAACCGTGAAGCCAAATTTTCACCACGCTGTTCTGGGGCTTTTGTTGCTGCTCGAAAATCAGCTTTTACCAATTCTTGAC